CATGCCTGTGCCCTATGACTTAACCATTAATGTTGATGTGTGGTGTTCAAACACAGAACAAAAACTACAGTTGCTAGAACAAATACTTACACTGTTTAATCCCACAATAGAAATTCAAGCAAATACTAATCCACTAGATTGGACCAACATCACAGTTGTAGAACTAATTGATATCCAATGGTCATCTAGATCAGTTCCGCAGGGTGTTGATTCACAACTAGACATTGCTACACTTATTTTCCAAGTGCCAATTTGGATCAATCCTCCAGCAAAAGTTAAAAAGCAATCAATTATTCATGGTATCATAAACAGAATTCATCTAGATGATAATCTCAGTGACCTTGAATATGACAAAAACATGCAGGACTTCTTTGATCAATTCAGTAACCTAGAAGAAATTGTTGTTACACCACAAAATGCACAGATTGATGTAACAGGCAATACAATTAGTTTATTAAATGCTCATGGTGTCAACGAAGGATATTCATGGAAAGAGTTTTTTGAGCAGTATGGTGAGTTCCAAGCATCAACTTCAAAAATAAAATTAAGACGTGCATCAGATATAGAAGATTCAACACAAGACATTGTAGGCACTATTGCATACAATCCAGTTAATGATAATCAATTGATATTCACTATTGATTCTGCAACCTTGCCTACCAACACACAGTCTGCTGTTTTAAAAATAATAGATCCACATAAAAACACACCAGGAGATGGCACACTGGCAACACAACAGGCAGGACAGCGATATTTGATTATTAATGATATTGTTGAAGGATCTAGCAATTGGGGTACTGTGGTTGCTTCAGCAAATGATATTATAGAATTTAACGGAACACAATGGACTGTTTCATTTGATGCTAGTGCTAACGAATCATCTACTCATTATGTAACAAATACCACAACTGGTTATCAATATCAATGGAATGGCAGTGAGTGGATTGATACATATCAAGGTCAATATAAACCTGGCTATTGGATTTTAAATCTAGCAGGTGTATAATTCAATTGACTATATAACACATCCATGCTATAAATAGAGTTATGTATGACGCTGTAGGAGCCACATTTTTATCTCAAGACACAAAAAAATTTTGTCTAAACAAAAGATCAAAAAGTGTTAGTAATTCAAACACTTGGAGTTTTTGGGGTGGCAAAGTTGAACGTGGGGAAACTGTTATAGGCGCATTAAAAAGAGAAATCAAAGAAGAAATAGGCTTTATTCCAGAAATAATCAAAATACATCCACTAGACATATATCAAAGCAGTGACGGACACTTTATGTATCATACATTTGTTATTGTTACACCAGAAGAATTTGTTCCAAACTTAAATCACGAATCACAAAGTTATTGTTGGACTAAAATTAATCGTTTGCCTAGACCACTACACCAAGGAGCTCGTAAAACACTATTAGATAAAAATAATGTTAAAAAGCTCAAACTGATAGTAAATAGTATTAAGTAAGTTTACTTAATAACAACAGGATTAACACAGTGTCAGGTATTATCAGTTTTAACCAGGCTAAAATAGCCTATGCTCTCAATCAATTTGAAAAAGACAGCATTGTTACAGATTTTATACTTGAAACCATCTATCCAAACATACAAACACAAGAAGATATCAACCAAGAACTAGCAGAATACTCAAAATCAAGTAAAAAAAAATTTTTTAAAATACTACAAAAAATACAACAGGCAGTCAAACAAATGACCAGTCAAGAATCTATGGATATTAGATTTACCCTTGAAGACGATTATTTTAATCTACTGCAAAATCTCAAAACAAACAATGTAAAATACAAAGTGCCATCTATTCTTATAAAATATAGAAAAGATATTAATCCTATAAGAGCATTGAGATTTGAACTTGAAGAAATTATGGCTATGCCTGAATCAGATGATGACTATCACATATGGTTAATTAGACAATATAAAAATGAAGAAAAAATTAATAACATTATAAAAGATATTAATGCTGATTTAAGAAGTATTGTAAAAATGCAAGAAAAATACAAAGACGCTAAAAAAGAATATCCTTATTTTGTATTACCAATGAGTTATTATCACTGTATTGAAATTGAAACTGATATGAAAAGTTGGATTAAAACTCTAAAAGAATTTTTAATTTGGACTCAAGATTCTATCAACAAAAGATATCTTTAAACAACAATATTAACTAGTTTGATTCCTGCATCATTGTTATCTTCTAAAGATTTACCAATCACACAATAACCTGCTGGGGCTGGGCTATCATCTGTTAAAGTTGTTGCTGTACCTGGTGTTACATTAGTTACAAGTAGATCACCTTTTCTAACAGGACCTTCAACTTTACAAGGAACTTTACCACGAAGTGCGACTGCTACACCATCTGCATCTTTGTTCATTAGGTACGCCGGTGCTGTTGATACTACACCTGCTACTCTATGATCTAACAATCTATTACACTGCGTAACTTCATGTTCGCCACCAAACACAACAACTGTGCCTGGTTCATAGTCTGCATCTGATTTGTAAATCTCTGCCAAGTCAGCATACTGTGCCTGTGTTGCTGTTAGATAGGCAGTGCCTGCTTGTATGTCTGCATTTGCTGTGGCACTAAGATCTACATCTCCAGCAGTGTTTGTTGTTGTTGCCGCTACCCATCTGTCGTCTGTTTCATCCCAATACCATGCCGCATTGTCTTCAGCAGTACCACGTTGTACCATAATACCGCCATCGTTGGTATTATTTGCTGGTTGTGTATCGTGCTTGTTTAATAGCATGATAGCATCTTCAACTTCAACATTGGTTACTTCAAGTGTTGTTGCTGTACCTGTAACAGTTAGATCACCGTTGATTTGTACAATGCCTGTGCCTTGTGGATCTAATACAATATTGTTAGAACCTGTTGAAATAATTGAATGTGTTTGTACATCTAAATCCCCACCAAGTTGTGGTGATGTATCTTCTACAACACTTAAAATACCTGTGTCTGTGTCAACATCATCTGCTACCACCCAAGTAGTACCGTTATATTTTAATATTTTTCCACTAACAGCACCTGTAGTATCAACATCACCAAATTCACCAATACTAAATGGTGTTAGATCTGAATCACTCCAATTTGAACCATCATATCTTAAAATTTTTCCTAAAGAAGCAGTGGTTGTATCTACATCACCAAACTCGCCAATATTAAATGCTGTTAGATCTGTATCAACCCAAGTTGTTCCATTATATCTCAATACATTTCCTGCAACTGCGCCTGTAGTATCTACATCAGAATTAATTGAAATCGTAGGAGTTTCATTTACCCAAGTAGTTGCACTCGTGGCTTTTAATATTTGTCCTGCTGACTGTGATGTAATTGTTACATCTGTTAATTCATTTAATGTATCAAGTGTTCCAATTTGAAATTCTGTAGCACTAAATGATATATTGCTTAATTGATAGGTGTTTGTAGTTCCAGTATCAAATTTAACTACAACTTGGTATTCAACTGAGCTTACTCCACCGGTTATATCATCATTGAAAACAAAACTAGATACAAAACCTTGAGACATACTAGTATATTCTGCAACAGGTGATGTGTATGTCATTGCCGCGCCGTTATTAGCTCTAAATAATCCTATTGTTGCTTCTGCATTTGTTTCTTGAACTACTTGTGCTGTAAAATTAATCTGTACTTTTCCATCTGTGTTGATTGAAAAACTTGGTATTGTTGCAATTATGCCTGAAGAACTATAACTAGTTCCTTGATTTGTTAGTGTTACAGATGTTGTTGATGAAATTTGATTATTTGCTATTCCGACTGCTGGAGCATTTGGTACAAAATTAGACCCATTCCACATTAATACTTCTCCTGAAGATACTCCTGAGGTGTCTACATCAGTTAATGCGTCTATTGATGTTGTGGCTAATCTAGCGTCAATATCTGTGTTAGCTCTTGCTGTAGTATAGTATAAATTTGTGTTTTCTGTAACTGCTAGAGTATCTAGTGTTTGAAATGTTTTATCGCCTCTATAATACTGTGCTGTTGTTCCTGCTGTGATATTTGTTTGATAGCCTGCTGTTGAGTGGTCACCCCAACTGTGTGCTGTGTCCCAATTGCCAACTTTTGTGTCAGTGATTGTGTTGGTGCCCATATCAATTGTGTTTCCATTAGCATCCAATGTTCCACCAAGTTGTGGTGATGTATCTTCAACAAGATTATTAATTGATATTGCTTGTACTCTTGCGTCTGTATAATATAAATTTGTTTCTTCTGGAATATCTGCTGTTGAAACTTGATTGGCCCCTGTCCCAAAATCAATGTGAGTATCATTTACAGAGTTTGCAGTTAGACTTAAACTACCTGTTACCGTTCCTGTTGTTGTAATGTCTGCACTACCAAAATCCCAACCGCCGCTGGTTGTATATCCAATAGTTGCTTCAATTACTCCGCCTGATTCAATTTCAATACCAGCAGTATCGACACCTAAGGTACCACCTTTATTAAGAGTAATTAGTCGATCTTTTACTGTTAAATCGTCTGTATTGGTTGTGATCTGTGATCCAGAAACCTGAAGATTTCCAGTAATAATTAAGTCGTTTGATCTAATAACTGTTTGATCTGCCATGCTGTATTATGCTCCAATGTATATTACTTATTTAGCAGATTTGGCCACAATGTTGTAATGTGTTATTTAATGTGTTATTCAAGGGAAACCCCGGAATAATCCGGGGTTTCTATATTAATATCTAATATTAGATAAATGTTGCGTTTGAAATAGCAATTTTTGATAGGTAGTCTGCTGAATTACCAAGTGACGATGCAGTGTTTGTTAACTCTACATAACCGTATCTTGTCATAAAGCTCACTACTGGCTCAAATGTGCCTGGATCCACAATAACGCCTGATGACATTAATGGAATGTATGGGCAATAGAATGCCGCCGCATCAACTTCACCTGCACCTTTGTAACCAATAAGTACTGGTGAATCATCTACTAAGTATGAGTTTACATATACTCTCATTGCACCGTTTAAAGTACCTACAAACTTAGTGTTTGTTGGAGCTTCAAAAGTACCTTCAGTTGTTCTTGCAAACGCTGAAGTTGTAGCTGATTGTAAAATTGTCAAAGCCTGTGGAGAAACAACAGCCCAGTTAGCCGCGCCTCTTCTTGTTCTTTGAGCAATTAAGTTTGCTTCTCTGTTGATAGCAACTGCCAATGCCGCATGTTCGTCACCAACAAATGTTGCTGTACCTGATACAGATGATTGATTGTATGCTGTACCTGAACCTGCTAAGTTTGTTAATGAAGAAAGGATCTCTTGATCGATCTCAGCAGTAATTTCTTGTGCTAGTGCCGCCATTACTTCTGCTTCTACATCTAAACCATGCATTGCTGATGCATCTTGTGCCGCTTCAAATGTCCAACGTGCTGATAGCTTTCTTGTTTTAGCTTCAACAGTTTGTTTTAAAATTTGAATTGACATTTTGTTACCAGCTTCACCTTCTAAAGATGATGTTGTTGCACCTGATACTGGTGATTGTGCACCTGAACCTGGATTTGCTGAGTAAGATCTTGCAATTTCAAAAGGTGAAAGTGCTTCAGTACCTGCTGTTACACCGTCTTTTGCATCTGAGTATCTAACTCTTAATGTGTGGATTTGACCTACTGGACCTGTCATTGGTTGAACACCAACGATTTCGTTAGCGATAACTGTAGGCATCACACGTCTGATAATTGGAAGAATTACTTTGTTTAAAGCCGCTACGTTACCAGCACCTGTGGCACCAGTTGAAGCCGCTTCAGCCAAGTACTTCTTTGTATTTTCAAGGACAGCATCCATTGATTTTGCTTTAGTGCCTGAAAGGCCTTCCATCAATGCTGATTTTGTTTCTGTCCAGTTTTCGTTGATAATGTTTGTCATTTTACTTAACTCCTAGACCTGCTAGTTTTCTAAGTTCAACAATGTCACCAATGTCTGAACTTGTTGCTTCAGCAGGTGCCTCTCTGTTACCAGTTACCTCTGTTACTGATTCAGTAACAATAGTTTTGCCTGCATCTGCTCTCACAGACTCATTTAAAACTGCTGGTAAGTATTTGTTAAACTGTTTTTTCAAATCACTTGTTTGTACAGATTCAAGCAATTCGTTCATTACTCGACGCTTTTCTTTGGATAAAGAAGACGTTAGCTCTGTAAGAGCTTTTTCACGTACAATTTTATCTTCAGCAATTCTTAACTTCATTTGAACTGCTTCAATTTCTGCGTCTTTTTCTTTTAGTTTAGATTCTGCGTCAGCAGTATTTGCCACCACAGTTTCTAATTCTTTTTGAAGTTTTCTAACCTCTGTACCCTCGGCTAGATGAGAAGACATATACTCGCCTGCGAATGCTTCAAAAACTTTTCTACCAAAATTGTTTTGTTTAGCAACTTTGATATCATCTTTAAGTTGTGATAATTCGCTTCTCAAACTTGTTTCAACTGTTTTTTCAACAACTTCAGCCGCTTTAGAAACAAAACGTTGTTTCGCTTCAGCAATCATTTTCTTGCCTTCCGCTACTAATTTAACTTTTTGTTCTACAACTGCTTTTTTGTCGTTTTCAAATTCAGTTAACTCTTTTGCTAATTGTTTAACAACAAAGTTTTCCAATTTTGCAAAATTGTTTTTTAAGTCTGTTCTATCAGCGTGTAGTTCTTTTACTTCTTTGGCTAATTGCTCAGCAACAAATTTGTCCATTAAACTAGTATGTTTTGCAATATTAGTTTTGTATGCAACTGTTTGCTCAGCCAATGCCGCTCTGTCAGCCTTCAGCTCTTCAATTTCAGCTGTAATTCTGTCAGTAAGCATTGTGTCCATAGCCTCAACTATTTGCCCTTTGTCATTTTCATAACGTTGAGCAAATTCATCGCGAAGTTCAGCAGTGATCTCTTCTCTGGCTTCATCTAACTTAGATTTCCACGTTTCTTGAATCTG